ACCAAAACAAGCCTCTGAGAGCAATCTCAGGGGCTTTTCTATTTTCGGAGCCATGGCAGGAATCCACAGAGACACAAGGGACATATTGAGCACAATCGACAGGATAGAGCGCGGGCGCGTGTGCCTGTCATGCCAGGATCGGGAAACGCCCGCAATACAGGACCGCCAGACAATAGACGACATCCCTGTCGCCGAGGGCCTCCGCAGATTCATGTCACGACAGAAAAAACACCTTGCCATGATAGGGCAGGGTTAACACTCTTTACAGGTTAAAATGGACATCGAAACAAAGCGAGTGAAATTACAGAACATTACCCCGAACCCCGATAATCCGCGAAGGATAAACAAGATCCAGATGGACCGGCTCGTTAAATCCCTCCGGGAGTTCCCAGACATGCTGTCAATTCGGGAAATCGTGGTTGATGAAACTATGACTGTTTTGGGCGGCAATATGCGCCTGCTTGCCCTTCGGAAGATCGGGGCGAAGGAAGCAACGGCCAAGATCGTTAAGGGGCTTACAGAGGCGCAGAAGCGCGAATTTATCATCAAGGATAACGGGGCATGGGGGCAATGGGACTTTGACCTGTTGGCGAATGGATGGGATGATTTGCCGCTGGCCGACTGGGGCGTACCTATCCCGAACTTCACCGACCCGAACGAGGAATGGAAGGGGATGCCGGAGTTCGGCAACGAACCAAAAGCATTCAAAACGCTTTATGTCCATTTTGAAACGCAAGATGATGTTGAAAATTTCGCTGAATTTATAGGGCAGACGATAGGGGAAAAGACAAAATATATTTGGTACCCTGAAAAAGAAAGGCAAGATTTGAAGGGGCAATCATTTGAAAATGAATCCTAAATATCCGGTTTATATTATTTCAAAAGGCCGATGGGAAAGTCGATTGACATCAAAGGCACTCGAAAAGATCGGGGTGCCTTACCGGATAGTTATTGAGCCGCAGGAGCTTGAACAATATTCAGCAGTGATTGACCCTCAAAAAATCCTTGTTTTGCCTTTCAGCAACCTCGGCCAAGGTTCAATCCCTGCCCGGAATTGGGTATGGGAGCACTCGATAAGTGAAGGGGCAGAACGGCATTGGATTCTTGACGATAATATCAAGGGGTTTAAGCGATTTTATAAAAACGAGCGAATCAATGTAAAAGATGGAACGATATTTAAGGCCGCCGAAGAGTTTGTGGATAGATATGAAAATATAGCGTTGGCAGGGATGCAATATAACTTATTCGCGGTCACATCAACGACAAGCTGCATTTCAAAGCCGTTCTTATTAAACACACGAATCTATTCTTGCATCCTGATAAAAAATGACATCCCTTTCCGCTGGCGGGGCCGATACAACGAGGATACAGACCTTTCATTAAGGGCGCTAAAGGATGGATGGTGCACGGTTCTTTTTTATGCCTTTCTTGCCGATAAACAGGCCACGATGACTATGAAAGGCGGAAACACAGACGAACTTTACAAGCAAGACAAGGACTTTGATGGACGCCTTGAAATGGCAAAGCATTTGCAAAAGCAGCACCCGGACGTGACAAAGATCACCTGGAAATGGGGAAGGTGGCAACACTCCGTTGACTATCGCCCCTTCAAGAGAAACAAGCTGATAAAAAAGCCCGGAATAATCATCCCTGAAGGGATAAATAACTATGGGATGGTGTTAGTAAGGAAAAATGAAAAAGTCGATAAATGATGAACTGTTAAAACAACTTAATATGATTTGGGATGCTATTGATGGGGATCATAATATGTTTTATTTAAAATATCTTGTCAAAAAACAACGGGGAGTTATTGACAAAATTATAGCAGCACCGACCGTCACGCTCCAAAATAACAACGAGGTTCCTAATGCCAAAAAACCTTGATAATTACCTTGCAGACCGCGTAGGGAATTTGGATAAAACGCAACGCAACGGCGGGAGCAAGTGTTTTTCATTTACGATGTGCGGAGCCGATATTATTTTATGGGAAATTTAAAGAGAAACGAAACACAGATATATTCGATTATTCAAGTGGATTTACAGCGGAATTGAAAGCGGCGCAACGCGCCGCTGGAGTATTAGAAAAACATCCACCAGCCAAATCAATGAACTTGTGGATGGAATTAGCCGCAATGCTTGGCGATATTATTCTTGATCCATTCGGTGGTAATGGAACGACACTGCTTGCTTGTGAAAACCTACACAAAAAAGGCCGGATGATTGAAATCAGCCCCGCCTATTGCGCCGTCATCCTTCAGCGCATGAAAGACGCTTTTCCGGGCATAGAAATAAAGCTGGTAGAAAATGAGCAAATCTAAACTAAATAAACAAATAGTCAAAGCCGCGATCCCCGACAGCATGGGAATAGTCAGCCTTATCGCCCGCCGGTGTGGCGTCAGCAGGGTTAATCTCTGGAAATGGCTGAAAAAGAATCAGGATATTCAGGCATTGATTGATGCCGAAACCGAGGTGTTCATTGATTTCGCGGAATCGAAGCTTGTTGAAAATGTCCGGGCCGGAGACACGACATCGATTATCTATGCCCTCAAGAGCAAGGGCAAGCACAGGGGTTGGGGCGAACGGTTGGAGCTTGCCGGGGCAAAGGACCAGCCTCTTGAAATCGAAGTGAACGTGATAGACGATGAAAGCACCCCTGCAAAAACTGAAGATAAAACTTCATAGCCGGATATTCAACAGCCGATATATCCCTTTTCTCAACGCCCCGCAATGGCTGCAAATATTCTTCGGCGGCAGCTCCTCCGGCAAATCCGTTTATCTCTCTCAAAGGACAGTCCTTGACATCCTCAAGGGCGGGCGCAATTACCTGATAATTAGGAATGTCTCGAACACGATAAGGCACAGCACCTTCAATGAAATTCAGAAGGTCCTTATCGCCTGGGGCGTCGAGCACCTGTTCAAGATCAACCAGTCCGAAATGCTGATGACATGCGTCAATGGCTATCAGATCATGTTCAAGGGCCTGGATGACGTTGAAAAGCTGAAATCCATAACACCGAAAAAGGGGGTTATCACCGATATATGGATTGAAGAGGCGACAGAGACAGCCCACGAGGACATAAAGCAGCTGATCAAGCGGCTCAGGGGCGGGGACAGGGCCATAAAGAAACGCCTGATTCTCTCTTTCAACCCGATCAATAAAACCCATTGGATATACAAAGAGTATTTCCGGGACTACATCGAGGGCCAGGACCTCATAACCGATGACAAGCTGATTGTCCATAGCACCTACAAAGACAACCGCTTTCTGACAGACCAGGACATCAAAAACCTTGAGGATGAAACAGACGAGTATTTCTACAACGTTTACACCCTCGGCAAGTGGGGCGTTTTAGGCGATCTGATATTCAAAAACTGGACCGTACAGGACATCAAGAACGGCCCCCTCTGGCACACGTTCGATATGTTCAGACATGGGGTTGACTTTGGATACACGAACGATCCTACGGCCTACACCCGGATGTATTATCACAGGGCGACAAGGACCCTGTACATTGTTGACGAGGTGTATTTAAGGGGATGCACAAATGATGTCCTTGCAGCGGCCATTCAGCCCTATTGCAAGCTCGACCCGGTAACATGTGATTGTGCGGAACCTAAAAGCATACAGGAATTAACCAACCACGGTATAAATGCACAGGCCGCGCTCAAGGGCAAGGACTCGGTTGTTTTTGGCGTTCAATGGCTCCAACAGCAGAAAATCATAATTGACATATCATGCCAGGAAACAAAGAACGAGTTTGAGCAATACCATTGGAAAAAGAACAAAGACGGAGAGGTTTTGAATCAGCCGGTTGATAGGGATAATCACGCCATAGATTCGATTCGCTATGCAATGGAGGATGAAATGACCCTATCAAATATCGGTATTGTAAGCGGAGGCGCGAAAAGCATTGCAACTCAATATTAAAAAACTATTTGCAAAACAACCAATATCGGCCCCGGTTACACCTGAATCAAAACCGCCATCCACGGGCGAGGTCGGGTTTGACGTATGGGACCTCTACACAAAGAACGCCTTCGAGAAGTACGATCCAGATAAGCTCAGGGTGCGGAAGGGGTTCGGCGTTTACAACGACATGATGTATGACGACCAGGTAAAGGCCGTCATGGAGTTCAAGCGTCATGCGGTCCTGTCCCGTGGGTGGTATTTCGATGTTGACCCGGACAACCCGCAGCACGAGGAAATATCTGATTTCTTCTATGCCATGATAAACCATATACAGGGCAGTTTTTCCGATAAACTCCTGGGGATCCTTAACGCTCTGATATGGGGTTTTTCCGTATCGGAAAAGATATATGACAGTTTCACATGGAACAAAAAGGCATGGTGGGGGTTGAAGGACATCAAGCTCAGGCCCGCGTCAACCTTCCTGAACGGGTTCAAGGTGGACCCTCATGGAAACTTGTTGGAGATACGACAGGTCTATGGAACCCAGGGGCCGGTTATCCCGTTGGATAAGATAATCCATTTTGTGCATCAGCCTGACGTTGATCTGCATTACGGGGAAAGTGACTTAAAGGCTGCATACCGGGCCTACTGGTCAAAGGATATAACCATCAAATTCCAGAACATATTCCTTGAGCGTCATGCCTCCGGTTTCCTGTGGGCGCAGATTATGGAAAATATCAGCTCTGAACAGATGGCGGACCTTAAAAACGTGATTACCAACGTGACCGCCCTGACCTCCGCCATTATGCCGAAGGGCGTTGACCTGAACCATATACAGCCTGTATCAACTGAAGCGTTTGAGAAGGCCATAGCGCAGCATGACAAGGCAATATCGAAATCCCTGCTTGTGCCGAACCTCATGGGGATAACTGAGCAGGGCAATACGGGATCATACGCGCAGTCACAGACGCAGATTGAGGCCTTCTTCTGGACATTGAACGCCATAGCAAAACGGCTGTCCGAGAACCTTAACGAGAACCTTTTCCGTGATCTGGCGATATGGAATTTCGGGACCGAGGACTTCCCGCCCTTCTGTTTCCAGGAATACAGCGACGAGCAGAAACAGAACATAGCGAAATCGTGGGCCGACCTGTTGAGCAGATCGGCAGTCAGCAAGACGGACAGCGATGAGGCGTATATCCGTAACCTTATGGGATTCCCGGAAAGGACCCAGGAGGATATTGACGCCGCAAACGCCCTCAAGTATCGTTTAAAGGGCGAGGGTGAAGGGGATGGCAAGGGGGATGAGGATC